GATGCGATGGCCGCTTACGAGCTAATGGGTAGCAAGTGGCCTGTCGTATCTATAAAATCAGGAGCGCAAGGAGGCGTTGCTGATGTTAAGAATAATCTGGAGTACCTTGAATCGTTCGATTCTGTGGTCATTAATTTTGATAACGATAAAATTGGTAAGGAAGCCGCTCAAGCAATTGCAAAGCTTCTAACACCTAAGAAAGCTAAGATAATGACACTGCCTGTAGACTACAAAGACGCTAACGATATGTTGCGTCAGGGTAGACATGCCGCGTATGTTAGTGCTTTCTGGGATGCCAAAGTCTATACCCCCTCTGGTGTATTAAATCTATCCGATCAGCTTGAAGCTTATCAGAAGTTAAGGCTAGAAAAGAAAACAGCTATACCTTATCCGTGGGCAGGTCTTAACAAGAAGCTTGAAGGCATGAGAGCAGGTGAGCTTGTGACTCTTACAGGTGGTACAGGACTAGGTAAGTCTTCTGTAACCAGAGAGATTGAACACTGGTTAATTGAGAACACAGAAGATAACGTAGGTGTTGTAGCTCTTGAGGAGAACTGGTCGCGTACTGCTGAAGGTATCATGGCAGTAGAGGCTAACGCCAAGCTACATCTTGATAGTGTTAAGGCTCAGTTTACCGATGAACAGTTAGACAACTGCTTTAAGAAAGTCTTTATGGGTGATAATGAAGGGCGTGTATGGATTCATGCACATCATGGCGTTAATAACCTTGATGACATCTTCAGTAAGCTACGCTACATGATCATTGGTTTAGATTGTAAATGGATTGTAGTTGATCACCTTCACATGCTTGTTCTGTCTACGCTAGAGAACGACGAGCGTAAAGCTATTGACGGTATTATGCATCGACTCAGGACTATGGTAGAGGAGACAGGCTGTGGTATGATACTGGTGTCTCACTTGCGTAGAGTAGAGGGCAACAGGGGGCATGAGAACGGGATAGAAACAGGGCTGAATCATCTCAGAGGGTCACAAAGTATTGCTCAGTTGAGTGACTGTGTGATTGCACTGGAGCGTAACCAACAATCAGATGATCAGATAGAAGCATCGACCACTAAGGTCAGAGTGTTAAAGTCTAGATACACTGGAGATGTTGGAATTGCCTCTCAGCTACTGTATGATAACAAGACAGGTAGACTTAGAGAGCTTGATGATTATGATGAATCGCAGTTCGCAGAGGAAATAATATGAAAAAGTTCCCTACAGGCACTTACGCATTTGATAATGTGCTTAGACACCTACGTAAGATAGCTCCTGACTTAATATATGAATCAGCTCATAATTCTAAAGGTAGAATCTTTAACGGTTTTGTAATAGCTAAAACTAAAACAAGCTTTAGACCTGTGGGCATTCTTGATTGGGCGCACTACACAAAAAAAGGAATGTGTTACGCAATACAGCACGATCTTCTTCAACAATACTATGAGGAAATGCTTGAAGATTCTCGCAGTCCAAGTAATGTGTGGAAAGATACAAAGAAAGAGCAGAATCTAAAAGATTACTACGCTAACAGATCAGGTGAAATAATATGAGTAACTTAGTATTTGATATAGAAGCTGACGGCTTAGATCCTACAAAGATCTTCTGCATTGTAGCTCAAGACGTAGACACAATGGATGTATTCACGTTTGACAACACCCAACTGCAGGAAGGCTATGACATGTTAGCAGGTGCAACTAAGCTGATAGGTCATAACGTAATAGGATATGACATCCCTGTTATTAAGAAACTTGCAGGTGTAGATCTGTTTAGTAAGAAGATTGTAGATACACTAGTGCTGTCTCGTTTGTTTAAGCCAACTCGTGAAGGCAACCACGGCTTAGAGGGGTGGGGCTATCGCCTTGGATTTAAGAAGGGTGACTTCGGTCAGCAAGAAAATGCTTGGGATGCTTACACACCTGAGATGCTAGAGTACTGCAGGAATGATGTACTTCTCAATACTAAAGTATATGAAGCGTTGAAGGTTGAGAGCCGTGGGTTCACACCACAGTCCGTACAAATAGAACACGCTGTAGCTAAGATTATTGATCAGCAACGAAACAACGGATTTTTGTTGGACGTTCAGAAAGTGATGGGCTTGATGGCTATGTTTGAAACAAAGCTACACGATCTAGAGACAGAGGTTCACGAGGAGTTTCGTCCTGTAACTACAACACAGATACTCAGCCCTAAGTTTACATCCACTGGTGCATTAGCTAAGACAGCGGTAGATCAACACGGTAAAGGAACTAGGCTACACGAAGATGAATATGAGCGTATGTCTTTAGACATAAACTGTAAGCCTATTGCTAGACGTACCGAGACACCATTTAACTTAGGTTCACGCAAACAGATTGGTGAGTACCTAATTCGTTTTGGTTGGAAGCCGTATAAGCATACACCTACAGGTCAGCCTATTGTGGACGAAGCAACCTTAAATAAAGTTAGAGGTATTCCACAGGCTTTATTGATTGCTAAGTACCTCATGGTACAGAAACGCTTGGCCCAAACTAAGAGTTGGATCAAGGAGCTTGATGAAGACACAGGTAGAGTTCACGGCTACGTCAATCCTAATGGTGCAGTGACATCGCGCATGACTCATTCACATCCTAACATGGCCCAAATTCCAAGTAGTAACTCGCCCTATGGTAAAGACTGTCGTGCATGTTGGACAGTGCCAGAAGGTTACAGACTATGCGGTATAGACGCTTCTGGGCTTGAGCTTAGAATGTTGGCACATTATTTAAATGACGAGGGCTATACAAATGAAATCCTTAATGGAGACATACACACCACTAATCAAACTCTTGCAGGACTTGAGTCTAGAAATCAGGCAAAGACTTTTATCTATGCCCTCTTGTACGGAGCAGGAGATGCAAAGCTTGGGTCTGTGGCTAACAGAGGTAGAGCAGGTGGCAAAGTCCTTAGACAACGGTTCTTTGATAACCTACCATCATTTAAAACTCTTACGGACAGAGTACAAAGAGAAGCTAAAACAGGATTCATTAAAGCACTAGACGGTAGACGGCTTACCGTTCGCTCAGAACATGCCGCCTTGAATACCTTGTTGCAAGGTGCCGGAGCAATCGTGATGAAACAAGCACTTATACTTCTAGAAGAAATGATTACTAAGAATAGATTAGATGCTAAGTTTGTAGCTAACGTCCACGATGAATGGCAAATAGAAGTAAGAGCAGATCATGCAGATGCTGTTGGCAAGCTAGGTGTTGCGGCAATTGTTGAAGCAGGAAAGATACTTAATCTTAACTGTCCTTTAGATGGGGACTATAACGTAGGGAGTAATTGGAGTGACACACATTAATAAAAGCATGGAAGTTAATAGAAAGGGTGACCTCGCAGAGAACTATGCAATAACTTGGTTGTGGGAACAAAACTATGAAGTATTTAGAAACGCAGGAAGAACAGGCGAAATAGATTTAATAGCTGTTGATCCTAATCAAGTTGTAGTAAAGATAGATGTTAAAACAATGCATGTTTTCGATAATGGTGAGGTAATGATTAAGTCTTGTCGTACACCGCGTCAGAAAAAAATAGGCGTTGTGATACTGGGATTTGATCCGTCCACAAAAAATTGCCGTTGGATTAAACACGCCGATCATTCTAATATTATTCAGTTACAACTCGCAATATAAGTCTATATTCACTACAGGAACAGCCCCATGAAATTAAATACATTAGTACCTGACATCTATAAACACTTAGAAAGTTTATCAGACGGTGTGCCTTTACCTTTAACTGAGGCTGAGATAGATAAAACAGTAGCTGATATGAAACAGGCGCTTATCTCTTGGGCAACACCTAGAGAACGCGATAAGAAGTTTACTGTTCGTATGTCAAATGTAGGGAAGCCTTCTCGTCAGTTGTGGTATGAGAAGCGCGACCCTCAAGGACGCGGTGGCATTGATGGGGCAACACAGATTAAGTTTCTGTACGGCCATCTTCTTGAAGAGATCGTGTTGATGCTAGTCCGTATGGCAGGACACAAAGTAACGGACGAGCAAAAAGAAGTTACAGTTAACGGTGTTGTAGGTCACATGGACTGTAAAATTAACGGTGAGGTGGTCGATGTTAAGACTGCCTCTCGTTTTGCTTTTAATAAGTTCAAGGAGGGACGCTTAGCACAGGACGATCCCTTTGGTTACTTAGGTCAGCTTGCAGGGTATGAGGCGGCAGAGGGTACAGAAGCAGGTGGATTCTTGGTGTTAAATAAAGAGAGCGGTGAGTTGTGTATGTACGTCCCTGATGATCTTGATAAGCCAAATATTCAGGCCAGAATTAGTTCTCTTATACCTGCTTTAGACTTTGATACTCCACCCGAATTGTGCTATTCTCCAGTACCTGATGGCAAGAAAGGAAACATGAAGCTATCAAAAGGGTGTAACTGGTGTAAGTATAAGTTCAAATGTTATGCAGATTCTAATGATGGTAAAGGTCTACGAACTTTTAAATACTCCAACGGACGAGCATACTTAACAGAGGTTGTAGTCGAGCCTAAAGTAGAGGAACTACTATGAACGGAAGAAAAGCTAAGCGAATACGAGCGCACTCAAGTACTATATTTGTAGAGTGGTTTAAGACTTTAGTCACTGAGGAAGAAGGCCAGAAAATAAACACTAAAAACTATACAAACTATATGCCCGAGCAGACACACTTTATGGCTCACCGTACTATGCACCGCAACGCTTATCATCCTAAGTGGATAGGTAACAAGATACTCCGCTTACTTAAAGCTAACCCTAAACGTGAAATAGAAAGCATTACTCTTGGAGAGATCAATTGAGTATTGAAGAGATGATCATTGCTACAGGAAGTTACTTGTACAACGCAGGTGGCTTTACTAATTCTATTGTAGATATAGAAGAAGATTTTCTTCAAGACCTACAGATGTTAATAGAAGCAGAGCTAGAGCGCAGGGAGGTAACCATCCATTGAAATCGGTTAAGAAGGGATACCGCAAAGCGCGGATCAAGCGTCCAGTTGAAAAGAATCTAATTAAAGGATACGATTCTAACTGGGAGTATGAGTTACATACAGGCATCCTAGATGTTTGGAGTTTCCACACCGATAAAGTTTCATACTCTATCGACCACAACTACCACCCAGATTTTATCAAAGAGATTGACGGCAAGAAGATTCTGCTTGAAGCTAAGGGAAGATTCTGGGACTATGCTGAGTTCAGTAAGTACATCTGGATAAGCAAAGCACTTCCTTCAGACACTGAGCTAGTGTTTCTTTTTGCTAACCCTAGTGCGCCAATGCCACAAGCTAAGCGTAGAAAAGACGGAACTAAAAGAAGCCACGGCGAGTGGGCAAGTGCTAATAACTTTAGATGGTTCAGCGAAGAGAGCATCCCTGATAGTTGGATTAACCCAAAGAAGAGGGAGAGTTTTGACTGACA